AGAAACAATGTTTTCAAGCTATTACATATCATGCTACTGGATTTATGAGAGCTATTCAAAAAAGAAAAGCTTTTATTAATAATCATCCTAAAAAAATAGAACTTGCTAGACATATTATTGAAATGCGACCAAACGCTAAAATAATTACTTTTTCTAATAATGTAAAAATGGCTGAATCTATAGGATTTGGCAAAGTTTATACTGGAAAAGATAGTAAGAAAAAAGGTCGTATAACATTAGAAGAATTTAATCAAGAAACTTCTGGTGTTATAAATTCATGTTCTAAATTAAATGAAGGTGCAAATCTTAGAGGATTATCTGTAGCTATTATTCTTGGACTTGATTCATCAGAAACTAAATCTATTCAAAGAAGAGGACGAGCTATTAGAAAAGAAGAAGATAAAGTAGCTGAAATTTTCAATATAGTTATAGATGAAACTATTGAAACTAAATGGTTTACTAATTCTCATAAAACAAGTACATTTTTAACTATTGATGAACAAGGTTTAAATGATGTATTACTTGGAAGAGAACCTAAACCTTATGTGAAAAAAATTAAGGATTTTACTTTTAGATATTAAATATGATAAACGAGAAAATGATTGAACTCTTACTGTTACAAAAGATGTATAAAAAACTTAAATCATCTGGTTATTTTCTAGATATTGCTTATTATTGTGATAAACAATATAGTCTTGAGAAAATAATTAAACGTATATTAAAACTTGAAGAAGAGTTCTTAGAACCATATGTAATTAATTCCGACTCGAAAGAGTAATACTAAATTGCAGTTAAAGATAAAATGTATTAAACATTTATTTTAAACTGCTTTGAATTTAACATTAACATTAGAAGAGGAGGTAACACTTCTCAATAAATATAGGTTAATTCCAAATGAATTGCTTTTTATCAGAGTTTTGCTTATCTTACAAGATGAAAATAATGAAGAATTATTTTCTAAATATATTAATATCTTAAAAGATGATGGAATTAATCTAAGAGAGTTTATTTGTAAACTTCAAGAAAAGGAAATAATTCTGAAATCATATAAAATTCCAAAAGAAGGTTCTCCTTTTGATCCTTATGCTATTCCATTTAATAAGAATTTTTTAAAGAATCTTTATAAAAGTTCTTTTGAACTTGGAAAAGAATTATTTGAAGCATATCCACAATTTGGAAACATTAACGGAAATATAATACCATTGCGTGGTGTTTCTAAGCACTTTGATTCTTTAGAAGATTGTTATTTTAAATATGGTAAATATATTGGTTGGTCTTCTGAAAAACATAATAAAATCATTGAATTAGTAAATTGGGCCAAAGAAAATAATCTATTAAATATGTCTTTGTCGAGTTTTGTAATAAATAATTCTTGGCTTGATTTAGAATCAATGAGAAAAGGAGATACAATAAATATTAATATTGATTCTATACGAATGTTATGATTACTAATTCATTACTTCATCAAATTACTTATGGTAGAGAAGGAAGAAACTGGGGATTTTCTATGGGACTTCCTAAATTAGAAGAAGTTATAGATGGAGTAACTCAAGGAACTTATACTCTTGTATTTAGTCCAACTGGTACTGGTAAATCTAGTATTGCTCTTTATTCTTATATCTATAAACCTTTAATGGAACATTTAAATGATAATAATTTCAAAGTAAGTTATTTTAGCTTGGAAATGTCAAGTGAAATGCTATATGCTAAATTATTAAGCATGTATATTTTTGAAAAATATCATATTGAATTATCCACAAAAGAACTTCTTTCTAGAAAGAAAGATTATATTCTTTCTGATGAAAATTATGAGATAGTAAAAGAATGTTTACCGTGGCTACATCAAGTAGAGGAAAAAGTTTCTGTTTATGATAAATCTTTAAGTGCAGAAAGTCTTTATTCTATTTTAATGAAAGAATTAGAAAAAGAAGGAACTTTTACTGAAACTGAAGAAAGAAAAATCTATACACCTAATAATGAAAATCTTATTCATTTAGTTGTTATAGATCACTTATCATTAGTAAGACGTTCAAACGGACGTACTCTAAAAGAGGAAATGGATTTAATTTCATCATATTTAGTTACTTTACGAAATAGATGTAAAATAAGTCCTCTTGTAATAATGCAGGCGAATAGAAATTCTACTGCTATGGATAGACGAAAAGAAGGTTTAAACAATTTAAGAATTGATGATACCAAAGATACAGGTGCGCCAGCCCAAGACGCGGAAATAATTATTTCTATATTTAATCCATATAGAGAAAAATTATCTTCATATCGAGGATATGATATTAAATCATTAGGAAGTAACTTTAGAGTTGTTACTGTACTTAAAAATCGATATGGAGAAGCAGATGTAGAAGTTGGTTGTGCTTTTTATGGTAGAATTTCTTATTTTGCAGAACTTCCAAAACCTGAAGAGATATACGATTATGAAAAGTATAATAATCCTAATTGGATTATAGATGAAGATAATATAAAAGAAAAAGATGAAAACTCAATTCAAACATCTAAATTTATATTATAATGGCTGAGCTTATAGCAATTGTAGGTGAAAGTGGATCAGGTAAAACAACTTCTATTAGAAATTTGAATCCTGAACATACTTTTATTATTTCTACTACTGGTAAACGTCCTGGAATTAAAGGAGCAAATAAGAAATATCCAACATTTAATGTAGCTGATGGCAAAGTTAGTGGAAATTTCTTTACTACTAGTAATGTAGATAAAATTGGTCAAATGCTTCAGATTATTGATAAGAAAATGCCGCACATTACAACTGTTGTTATTGACGATTATCAGTATGTGATGGGGTTCGAAGCAATGGATCGAGCAAAAGAAAAGAGCTATGATAAATTTACTGACATTGCGCAACATGCATATCAAGTTTTGAAGACTAGTATGAATATGCGTGATGATCTTAATGTTGTTGTTTCAACTCATAGTGAAAATACTGGAGATAGAATTTCTCCATATTATAAAATGAAGACATTAGGTAAAATGTTGGATTCTGTAATTACTCTTGAAGGGTTGTTTACTTATGTATTCTTTACTACTGTACAACGTGATGATGATGGAAAAGCTTCATATAAATTTATAACAAATTCAGATGGAACTTGTACTGCAAAATCACCAATGGGATTATTTGAAGAAATTTATGTTGATAATGATTTAGATATGATTCTTAAACGTATTAAAGAATATAACGAAGAAGACTAATGGAACCAATTATAGAAGAATTTACTATTACATTAAAGTATCAAGTAAAAGTTGATACAGAAACTGGAGAAATGACAACTAAATGTGTTTCTCGTAAAGTAGATAAATCTAATTTTGAAGTAGTAGAATCTAAAAAGAAGAAAACTACTAAAAATGAAAGTTCTGAGCCAAAATTGATTCTTGAAAATAATAAATATCAACTTACTCAAGCCGCTGTTGATCTTATGGGTGTTGAACCTGATGATAAGATTGATATTAAATATGAAAAGCAAGGTAAAGATATTATTCCTGTTATTGGATCTGATGAAATTTTTGGTACAAAGCAAGGAAATCGACTTACAAAGAGTTTAACTGTTGCTTGTAGAGGTAATAAGAATGAAGAATTAGCTAAATTTGGTTCTGAATTTACATTAGTACCTCATCCAAATAAAACTGGAATTTTTATTTTATCTACAGGAATTGTTAATGATGAAATAGAAGAGCCAGAAGAGGAAGAAATTGATCTTCCTGATATAGATTTACAAGATTTAATAGATAATGAAGATGCAGATATTACTGAAGTTTCAGCTTCGATGTTTCAACTTTAATTTTTAATTTTTAATTATTATGTCATTTAATTTTAATCTTAATAGCACACCTGTAGCAAATAATACTGCATATCTTAAAGCTTATGATATTTATAATAATGTAGGCATTGATTCAGTTGAATTTAAAAGCGGTACTTCTGAGAAAGGAAATAATTGGAAATGTTTGAAGATTACTTTTAAGTGTCCTGATGGCATTTATACAGAAAGTCTATTTATTCCTAATGCTGAAAATGTAAAGGATACAACTCGTCAAGAATTTGATATGCCTAATGGTGGTAAAAGACCAGCTCCTTCTAATGCAGAAAATTTTATGGCTACTGTTGCTGCTATTGGTCGTAATTTCAATCCTAAAGGATATGAAAAGCTTCAAGAATTGAGTTCTAAATTTAATTCATTTGATGATGTTGCAAAAGGTCTAAAACAAATTCTAGAAAAAGGAACTGTTACTACATCTATGAAACTTGTAGGTAAGACTACTGCTGATGGTAAAGTATATGCACGTCTTCCAAAGCCTCTTGGTATGACTCAAGATAAGGAATCTGGAGAATGGCGAGCTTTTGCAATTGCTATGTTTGGTGATAATCTTGAATTTACCGCATATGAGCAAAATCAGCGTAATGCTTATCATAATGCTAAGCCTACTTCTGTAGGTAATTCTAATGTAGAGACTGATTCTATTAATAATTTTGATACTCCTAATGGAGGTTCAGAAGATATTGATTTTAACAGTCTTATAAGCGAACTTTAATAAGTTTTTGTTATTAGACTAAAATTTTATATATTTGCAATATTAATTATTGCATAATTTATGGATTTTAGTTTAAAAGAAAAGCCTAAATTAAATAAGGATTTAATTTTATCTACGTTAACTGAAGAACAAATATTTGGTTTCTATATTGGATCGGAAATAAAGAGTAAAAAACTCTTCCGATCCAAACTTAGAAATGATAAAAATCCTACTTGTAGTATGTATAGAAATAAATCTGGGAGTCTTATATATAAAGACTTTGCTACTGATCAATATCTAAATTGTTTTGGGTATGTAATGGAGCTATTTAGATGTAATTACTATACAGCATTACAAATAATTGCTAATGACTTTAATATTATTCATGACGATTCTTTTGTAAAAAATAAAGGTAAAATTATTCCTAAAGAATTTAAAATTGAAGAAAAAGAGTTTTCAAAAATTCAAATTGAAGCCCAAGAATTTACTGATTTAGAATTAAAATGGTGGGCTAAATATGGAATAACTTTAGAGATATTAAAAAAATATAACGTATATTCTTGTAAACACATTTTCTTAAATGGGCAATTAATTGCTAAATCTCAACAGCATTGTCCTATTTTTGGATATTATGGAAAAAAATATCAAGGAAATGAATTATGGAAAATATATTTTCCTAAACGTAAAGAAGGAAGATTTATGGGAAATTATCCTTCAAAAAAAATGCAAGGCTATGAACAACTTCCAAAAACTGGGAAAATATGTGTAATTACAAAAGCTCAAAAGGATTGTATGACTCTTTATTCATTAGGAATTCCTGCTTGTGCTCCAAATTCTGAAACTGTTATTCCTTCAGAAAATATAATTAATGATCTTAAAAAAAGATTTAAATATATAATTTGCTTATGGGATAACGATTATACAGGAATATCTTTTCTTAATAAATTTAAAAAGAAATATCCTGAATTAATATATACATGGATTCCAAAAAAATTAGGAGCAAAAGATATTAGCGATTTTTATAAAGAAAATGGTAAACAGAAAACGCTGAATTTAATTAAAGAATTTTTATTATGGCTAAAAAAACGTAGAAAGAATTGAATACTGCTTGTAAAGCTACATTTAAAAATGGAACAACTCAAGAGTTTTCTTCAATTGAAGAAGCTAGTGAGAAAACTGGTATTAGTATTGCATCAATTAAAATAAGATGTAATAAACCTGGAACTGGAGGTAAAGATAAAACTTTATTTGAATGGTTAGATGAATATACTGCTCGATATTATCGTGCTAAAAAATCTAAATCAAAAGGTAAAGATTTAGAATATGAAATAGTAGAGAAATTAAAAGAAATTGGATATGAAAATGTTTGTAGATCTGCTGGAGAGTCTAAAAAATTAGATAATATGAAGGTAGATATTGCTGATCCTAGTGGAGAACTTGAAGTAGCAATACAAGCTAAACATTATGCCAATTTTCCTAACTATTTTAATATTAAGTCTGAGTGTCCAGACCCTAGGGATTTTGTATTAATATGGAAAAAATCAGCAGAAGGCGGTACTATTAGTAAAGGTACTGTAGCTATAATGGATGTTGATTTATTTTATAAATTATTAGAGAATTATCATAAAAATAAATGAATAAATATATAATTCCTATTTGTGATATTCAAGCAGGTTCTATATGGACTCATGTTATTATGGCAAAGTCTAGATCTGATTGTGAAGAAAAACTTATAAATAAGTTAATAGAGTTATATGATGTATTAGATAACTTTAATACTTACAGAGAATTTGTAGAAAATGCTGATGAACACGATATCTTAATAGGAGATATAACAGATATTGAAGAACTATGAATTTAAAAGTTTCTATGGACCTTGACGGATGTTTATGTGATTTTTATGGTCCTT